CCCTGTTCTTGGGTCTGTAAGAGGTTGCTTACTAACTATAACAGATACAATGTTGCTGCGTCATCTTGTGACGTACTTATGCCTAGGTTCAACTGAATCAAGCCTCTGCGTAGTCAGGTTCTAACTTTCAGACAATTGTACATAACGTCAGCTTAGGCTGGTTTCTACCTGGCAGAGTTCTGAGAGGTGTCATCCTCTTGCTAGTTTCTTGTAGTACTGTCCTAATAGTAGGCTCACTAATTAATTGGTTATATTGGTCATATTGTTTAGTTCTATAATGGGTTATCACAGTTTCATTACTTGTAAATGCTCAGTGGGGTACTTTTCTTGTTGTTCTATAGTTAACTGCTCATCTGGCTTAAACTGAGTGCATGGTTGTTCCGGGACATTATATACTTTATCAGCAAACATGATTGGATATACTGCTTGGTATGATGGTAAGTAGATTAGCGTTTTATTCATTTGGTTTGGTACTGTATAATAAGCTTTTCCAATCTTTAATTGGTCTGGTCTTTGTGGTCTGCAACCTAATAACCACTTGGGCAATTGAGTATTTATTTCACTATCTTCAATTTCTTCGTCCTCTTCTTCTTCCTCTTCTTGTTCATTTCCTGAGCTGTCAATGTTTTCATCATTCAAATTCTGAGTTTTTGTTAAACTTGAGTGACAGCTGAGTTCAGACACAGACGTGGTTCTCTTGGCCTCATCCCCTTCACATGGTAATCTAGTGTACATTGCATACTTTATTATTATATTAGTTATTGTAGGTTTGTTTTGCTGAAAATTTAAACTTATAAACTCCACTAATGGGCATTTCAACTTTAGTATGTGGTTATTTATCGTCAATTTGTAATATTTTGTCAATTGTTTTGTGTTATGTTGCACCGTAATTACATTCTCTGCATCTTGGAGTAGGTGGAGTTGTATTATCATGTACACTTTATCCTCAAGCTGTTTATAATTCAATGTCATCATTTCATTCATATTTTGGGGGTTCAATACTATCGCTTGTTGCTTGATGGTGGAGTACATTGTACCATGTGTTAAGTAGTTTGCTGATATAGGAGCACTATCAAAGACAATGAATTGCATGATGTTTATTGATTGTTTTGTCTTTGTTTTGTTTTTACTTTTATCTTTGGTTTTATTGTGTTTGTAACTGTTATGTTTATTTTTATTATTATTTTTATTATTATTAGTTTTAATTTTGAGTTTCTTAGTCGCGTTCATTTTTAAGCCCCAATGTAGATTTGAATTCCTCAGTACTAATTTCAGCTTCGATTTGTAAATTTATATATTCCAATTCCTGTTTTGTTAATTCATACCATGATTTCTCTTGCATATACTTAACCATTTCCCAGTAATTTTTATTATCATGTATCTTAAATGCATTCTTTTTATAACCTATATCATACAAGACATGAGCTGTTTTTCCCTCGTCGATGTAATGGGTCATTGCTTTACGTGACTCTGAGAATATTCTTATTGACATCTTTCTTGCTTTCTCCATCATTTGTTTTGCTTTCTCATCATTCCTTGTTGAATATTTTGCATATATTTGTGCTTCGTTCTCATAAGCATTAGCCATATTCTCAAATATTTTTATTCCTGGGTATGAAGTTCTTAACGATGTTGCTTGTTGTATTAAGTATTGTATTCTTCTTATTCCTGTCAGTTGTTTTATTTTTCTGCTGTATTTTGCTATGTTCAAAAACTTGGTGAAGTCACGCACTAATATAATCCTATCCTCGGCTGGTGAAGTGTAGAATGACCTGAGTGAGCAGAAGGATATTGTATTTGCTGGTCCGAATTGTAAAAATTTTAATACCTGTCCTAGTCCGTATACTGGTGCAACGTCATTATCTGCTGATCTAACAAAATACTTGTAGTATGCCTCCTCTATTTGTTCATCTAGTATGTATGGCTTGTAAAATATTGTGAAATCATCCCCTTTCGAAAATAGTTTGTAGTCCTTGCCATATCTAAATCCTGCTTTTTCATTAACATATATATTGTATAATGCCATTCTCATAGTATTACATAATGTTGTGTCACAATCTCCTGAAAATACTGACCCTAAGATTTTGTAAGTAAATAATGTGTGCTTTTTCTTGTCCTCTCCTACATATTCTACTTTCATCTTTTTGTATAATTGTTGACTTATGTCATAGAACTGCTGTTTTGGTACATGGTGTATTTTGTCAAGTATCATTCTGTATAAATATCTATCAACTTCTTTTAATGTTACATCTTGAGTATTATCAAATGCAGATCCGTCCCCTTCTACTATTTTTGTAAATCCTTCTGCTAATATTTTATTTATGCTATCTGACATTTGTTGTAAGTTTTTGTTTCCGCAATACCCTGGAAAATGTTTTGCCATTATCTCTTCTAGTTTCCAAGTTACTGGTCCCATGGTTACTTTTGTTTTAATTGGAATTGAGCATACCATACGTGGTTTTCCATTTAATGGTTGTAATTCTTGTTTACATATACCTGAATATACTGTTGACTCTATATATTCCTTTTCTTTTTCAGTTAAGTGACTTGTTTGTAGTTGAGCTTCCAAGTATTTGTCTATGTCATGTTGCTTTTTGGCTGGGTTGTGTTCGTACCACTGTTGGAATGAATATGAGAAATTCTTTAATTCTTCTGTAAGCTGTGGAGATCTGAGGTGTTCTGGACAGGTTCCTTCTAATATTGAAATTGCAAATTTGACAAAATCATCTGCTATTTTAGGGTCAGGTTTGGGTGCCGCTTTCATCTGCCTCTTAGCTGCTGCAAATATGGTGTGCTTACAGAAATTATACATCATAACTTCATCTTCTATTGGGTCACCTTTTTGCAATATTTTCTCAAACGCTATTTTATGGGGACAGTTGAATTTTATTTGTCTCACTTTTACAAAATCAAGCCAATGTTTATTTTGTTTTATTATTTCATTCATGTGCGCATTGTATGTTTCTCTACACAACTGTTTCATTTCTTTACTCATGCTTGTAATCTCTAATAAATTTAAATGGTTGTAATCTGGGTGAGGATGTTTTTGTCCTGGTGGGTATAATGGGCTACTTGCATGTTTTTCTATATTTTGCCCTAAACATATTGCATCGTACAAGTGGGCGTCTTGTACGAAGTTATTGTAATCTACACTGGGGCTTAGCAAAAAGGGGAGACCTTTTTAAGGTCTCCTTGAGTTTTGTCACTGAATACCCATTCATTCATTATTTTTATTTTGAAGTAACTGAACAATTTTCCAGTGACAAATGCTTCCCAAATACTAGTTGGTACTTTTTCCACTTTATCTGCTTTCATTTTATTTATCATATCTGTTAGTCCTGCGTCCTTTAATACACTTATTTGAGCTTCTGTGTCTAATACTTGGTATAAACATTTTGTTATGAGCGAAATGACCATATCAATTGTATATTTATTTTGTTCTCTATTTATAAAATTGACTAATGCTCTTATGAATTGCCCGTCTATAGTATTTGCTAGAACTATTTTGGTATTAATTTTGTTGGCTAATGTCTCATTTACTGGTATAATGTCATAGTTAGCTATTATGTCGTTTATTGACTTTTTGAGCATTATGGATGTATCAATACCACCTCCATTTTTCTTTCTGACTATGTAATATTTTTGTCCTTGTTTCTTAGTTATTGCTGTTTGTTGTTCAGTTATCAATTTTTCGTATATTGGGTTAACTTTCTTGACTTTGACTTTTCTATTCATGTATATAACTTCCTCCTCAATGTATTTACCGTATTCTTCATTTGATATTTTGGGTTTGGGTGGTACGAAGAAGGGTTCAATTTTGTCATAAAATACATTTGCATAAGCTTTCATTTTGGCACTTATATATATTTGTTTATCCTCTTCATTGTAATGTAAATGTTTTATTTTGCTATTGTTGTTCAATTCCCCAATTAGTTCTTCATTTTCCATTTTTAGTTGGTTTGACTCTTCACTAATGCTTTGTTCTATTGCATTTGTACATGAAAGACTCTCGTTGCTTATCTGTTGGTATTCATTTGCTATTTGTTGGTCAGCCTCAATTTCAGCATCAGAAAATATGTAATTTTTATTGTGTTCTATCTCTCCTATATGTAGTACCTTCACTTTTCTGTTGCTATCTTTTTCCCTTCTTCTCTTATCCTCTAATTTCCTTTGTTGTTGTTTTCGTTGTTCTCTGTTTCTGTTAGCATTTTCAAGAGTTAAAGCTTTTTCATATTCATCTGCTATTATCGTTTTCTTGTTGTCTCTGTATTTACATGCTTCATCAAATTTTTCTTGGTAATAATCTATTCCTGAGGTCATATTATTCATATCTATCACATCACATAATTTAGGGTTTCGTATTTTCACGAGGCTGACTGTAGTATAATAAGTGGCACCTGTATCAACTTGGTTTTGTACTATACATTTTATAATATAATCCCTATCATGTTTTGGTTTTAAAATGGTAAATTTTGTTTTTGTTAATTCTGGGAATCTAATTTTGTGAAAATATGTGTGGTCATTTCCTGCCATATCCATCATCATAACACAATTGTCAGCGTTGTATTCTTTTAAGTCATAATCTATTGTTTTGGGTACTAATTTCATTTTTCCTTCAGTAAATGTTTTATCCTCACAGTCAAATGTTATTAAATGCTCTAAAGTGTCATAGTATTTGGGAATATGTAGTGCTCCTATTAGAAATGTACCCTCGTTTACTTTATCAGCGGCAAGATAAAGATCTTCATCCTCAATGTAATAAAGAACATCTGTTGCAATTACCAAAACTTCTTCAGCTTCATTGTTATATCGTGGTACAAAGGTTTCTAAATTTTCAAAGAATTGCTGGAATGTATATGTAGATGTTCTTATTTTTAATTCCTCATAATTTTCGTAATTATTTTTCATTTCTTTTTGTTCTCTCATGACTTCACGGTTATGCTCGTCAACTGCTGTTGTAATGGTTCTTATTCTATCTTGGTCTGCAGCATCCATATCAGGTATCAATATTGTATCAACTATATTACTTTTTACAAGTCTTGAGGAATTAATATCAACGATAGGTCGTGAAGGTACTTTCATTATTAAATCTTTGTCTTTCCAACTTTTGTAAAAGCTATTCTCCATATTTATTTGGTTATGCACAAATTTGCTGTTGTATGCTTGTTTCTTTTTACTATCAACTCTTCCTAAATAATCAGGGTCTTCATCATTGTCATCGTTGTTTTGAGGATTATCACCTTGTTCACCCATGGCTTCTCCTAATGCCTGTTGTTCTTCTTCATTTAAATCATCCCCTTGTTGGTTTTCATCATCTACTTCTTCTTCTTCTTCATCTTCTTCGTGCTCTGCTTCTTTTTCATCTACTATTTGTTGGTATTGTTGTTTATATATCATTCTTATAGTCTTTGCATTTTTAAAAGCTTCTTTCTGAGTTTTATCTTCATCTTTAACCCTCATGGTAAATGTTTTAAGTTTTAAGTATTGCACGAGTGCCATGGCTTCTGTTTCCTTACGAATGTGATGTGAGATTATATGCTTATTTAATGCATTGATCACTGGTAGTTTCTTATAAGTTCCTGTGTTTTCCTTATCTTTAGCGTCCTGGTAATTTTCCAAATTCAATTCAGTGATCCCTATATGTTTTATATTGGGGAGTACCTTATCAAGTGCTTTTGCTTGTTTATCATCAGTTACTAGTATTCGGGAATCAATAACTTTTATATATTTTTCAATTTGGTTGTTATACTTGTCCTGTATTACTTGGTAGTAAGGAATTGGTGACTTGAGTACATTATTATTATTGTATCCGTTATAATTAGTTTTATAGTTAGTTTTATTATTAGTATAGTTAGTAGTAGAGTGTGTAGGTT